AAGGCATCTTCTCCAGCATCTGGGACGGTGTGAAGTCTGTATTTACCACTACGCTTACCGCACTAAAGAGCGCACTGGATGTGTTCCTCGGTCTGTTCGGTACGGACTGGCAGACGGTCTGGGGCAGTATCAAGAGCTTCTTCGAGACCGTGTGGAGCGGAATCAGCAGCTTCTTTTCAAACACAGTTTCCGCTATCCAAAGTGTGGCAACGACTGTGTTCACTGCAGTTTCGAGCTTTTTTACGACTGTCCTTACGAGTATCCAGACGACCTTCAGCACCATCTGGACTGCCATTTCCACAGCAGTTTCTTCTGTGCTGAATACGATCCATACCACGGTGACAACTGTGTGGACGGCAATCTCGACCGCGATCTCTACGGTCATGAACTCCATCAGCACGACGATTACTTCGGTGTGGAACGGCATCTACAACACCATGAAACCTCTGCTGGATGCGTTCAAATATCTGTTTGAAACCATCTGGCAGGCGATCCAGATCCTGATCGGCGCAGCACTGACCGCAATTCAGACGAAGATCACGTCCATCTGGAACGCCATCGTTGCCTTCGTGACTCCAATGCTGACTGGATTGCAGACGACTTTCTCTACAGTTTGGTCAGCAATTCAGACAGCTATCTCCACGGTGCTGACTGCGATCCAGACTGCAGTGACGACGGTGTGGAACGCCATTGTGTCGTTCCTGTCTCCGCTGCTGACTGGCATCCAGACCCGGATGAGTACGGCATGGAATGCGATCAAAACGGTCATCTCGACTGTCCTTTCTGCGATCCAGTCCACGGTTTCTTCCATCTGGAATGCCATCAGCAGCAAGATCTCCGGTGTAGTAAATGGCATCAAATCGGTAGTTTCTTCCGGCTGGAATGCCATAAAATCCACGGTATCGTCCCTCAGTAACAGCATTAAGAGCGCGGCGACCACAGCTTTTAACTCGATGAAATCCGGGATTTCCTCTACGATTTCCGGTATCAAGTCCACCATCACGAACGGTTTTAACAGTGCAGTTTCCTTTATCAAGGGTCTGGCTGGACAGGCGTTCTCGTGGGGCTCTGACATGATCGGCAACATTGTGTCCGGTATCCAGTCGAGGATTCAGGATGTGGCAAGTGCTGTATCGGGAGTGGCAGACCGTATCCGTTTCTTCCTGCACTTCTCTGTGCCGGATGAAGGACCTCTGGCAGATATGGAAAGCTGGATGCCGGACTTCATGCAGGGTCTGGCAAACGGTATCACGACCAACACCAGCCTTGTGACTGCGGCGGCGGAGAACCTGTCCACCACGCTGTCTACCTCCATCACCAACTCCATGAGGGGTGTGGAGCAGGCATACAGTAAGAGCTGGGCAGTCATCAGCCAGACGGTGAAAACCGGAACGGCAGGTGTGAGTGCCGCGATGAGATCCGCATGGAGTTCCATTACGACCAGTACCGCCAGCACATGGAATACCATCAAGTCCAGTATCCAGAACAGCTTCTCGGCGGTGAAATCCAATGTGACCTCTGCGACAGCAGCAGTGAAAACGTCCATGACCAGTGCATGGAATGCGGTGAAGTCGCTGACAACGACCAGCTGGAACGGAATTAAAACGGTCATTACCACAGCGTGGAACGGGATTAAATCCCTTACCACCTCTGCGACCGCTTCTGTAAAAACGTCCATGACCAGCGCATGGAATGCGGTGAAAAACCTGACGAATACCAGCTGGAATGGTATCAAAACAGTCATCACGACTGCGTGGAACAGCATCAAGAGTCTTACAACTTCCTCTGTATCCGCAGTTCGCAGTACGGTCACAAGCGGCTGGAACACACTGAAATCTACCACGACCTCTGCCTTCAACAGCATCAAGTCCATGGTGTCTTCGGCAATGTCCAGCCTGCGCAGCACGGTTTCTTCTGGTGTTGCAAGTATCAGGAGCAGTTTTAACTCGCTCGGTTCGATTGCTTCTTCGGCATACCGCTGGGGTGCAGATATCTGTTCCCAGATGGCGTCAGGTGTCCGGGCAGCAGCCGGTTCCGTGATCGCAGCGGCAGAAAATGTCGCAAGCAGGGTCAGAAGCCTGCTGCATTTCTCTGTACCAGATGAAGGACCTCTGTCTGATGCAGATACCTATATGCCCGACTTCATGAAGCTGCTGGCGACCGGCATTAAGAAAAATGTCAAGTCGGTGGTGAAAGCCGTGCAGGGACTTGCCGGGTCTATGAGCAACAACCTCACGACCCCGGTAGATTCTCTGGGCGACTGGATGGATTCCGTGGTCGGCAGTTTTGCTACCACGATCAAGAAAAGTCAGAGCGGTATCGGTAGTGCTGCAAGGGATGTGGGCAGCGGTATCCAATTACAGTTGATGTCCGGGCTTTCCGGTCTGAAAACACAGTTCCAGCAGCTCTGGACTGACCTGCAGGGTATCACCAAAACCGCAGTCGGCGGCATGAGCGATGAAGTGAAGCAGGGCTTTTCGGATATGAAGGATTCCATTGGAGAGCTGAGTTCTCAGACCAGTTCCCTTGGAAATGCAATCCGCAGCCTTGGCAATACCTTCAACTCGGATTTCCTAAAGAACCTGGGCAACGGCATCAGTAAGGTCGGTGACACGGTCAATACGGTCACGGGTCTAGTGGACAAGCTCGGCTCCATGAAGAACACCATCGGAAACCTCGGAAATACGATGCAGAACCTTGGCAATGTCCTCGGTACAGAGAACGGCGGTGGTCTGTTGTCCAACATCGGAGATTTCTTGTCGAAGATCGGCAGTGCAGATGGCGGTCAGATCGTGTCGAAGTTTGGCAATCTGATCTCTGGGCTGACCTCTAAAATGGGCGGTCTGGGAGAGGGAATCTCCGGCATCATCTCGAAGCTGGGAAGCCTTGGCTCCAGCGGTGGGGGAATCCTGTCGAATCTGGGCGGACTGCTCTCCGGTGTAGTATCGAAGATCGGCGGTTTAGGCGGCAGTCTTTCCAGTATAGTATCATCTATCGGTTCTTCGCTGGGCGGTATTGCCGGGACAGTCGGCACAACGCTTTCCGGTCTGCTCGGATCTGTGGGTACGACTGTATCCGGTCTGGCCGCTGGCGCGGGTACAGCCCTTGCAGGCGTAGCAAGCTCCGCAGGTGGGTTCCTCGCATCCGCAGGCACAGCACTTGCCGGCTTGGCGGGTCCTGCAGGTATCGCAGTGGCAGCCGTTGGCGGCATCGGTCTTGGACTTACCGCTCTCTGGAAAAACTGCGATGGCTTCCGGGAAGGTGTCACAAATATCTGGAACAAGGTTACGTCGGCATTCTCGAATGGTGTGAATGCCATTAAGAATGGTATCTCCAATGCGGCATCGGCTATTGGCAATGTGGCATCGTCCATCTGGGGTGGTATCAAGAACGTGGCTTCTTCGGCAGTCAGCTGGGGCAAGGACATCGTTGGCGGTATCGCGGGCGGTATCAAGAAAGGCGTGAGCTGGGTCGGCAATGCGGTCAAGAGTGTGGCAAATGGCATCCGCTCGTTCCTGCACTTCTCTGTGCCGGATGAAGGACCGCTGGCAGATGCCGACACCTATATGCCCGACTTCATGAAGCTGCTTTCCGGCGGCATCAAGAAAGGCGAAGGCGGACTGATCAGCCAGATCAGGTCGATGGCAGCAAAGGTACAGCAGGGTATGGAGGGCATCAGCTCCTTCAGTCTGCCGGAACTGACCTTGCCACATTTCGATGGCTCCGGTTGGAACTTCCCGCAGGCGGCTCTGGCCGGAGGTGGCACCACCCGGACGACCAACCTTGGCGGTGTGTATATCACAGTCAACGGTTATAATGCCCGGAACGACGATGAACTCGCACAGACCGTTGCCGATAAGATCAACGGCATGATCCACGAGGATGATTCGGTCTTCAAGTAAAGGAGGAGATGCGTATGGGCTATAACACCCCAAAGCAGACAGTATCACAGTTTCAGCTCAAAGGCAGATATGCCAGACAGTATCTGTCCTTTGCCGGGAAGTCCAGCAAGGACTTCCTTTTATATTTGTCTGGTCCCGGTGTGTATGATTCCCCGGCTGCGGATGTGGAGAGCACCTCCGTACCCGGCAGGAACGGGGACATCATCACCGAGAATGCAAGGACAGGCAGGCGTAGGTATCAGAACGTGGATATCAAGTATAAGGCATTTTTCTTCAACGGTCTGCCTGCCAAGACCGCAGCGGTCAAGGCATGGCTGTTATCCCCGATCGGGTATCAGAAATTGCAGGACACCTACGACCCGGATTTCTTCCGGATGGCAGTCTGCAAGGATGCCCTTGCCTTTGATGTGACTGCCCAGAAAGCCGCTGAGATGGAGCTGACATTCAACTGTAAGCCCCAGCGTTGGAGCGTGGATGGGCAGAGGGTGATCCGGCTGGATGGCAGGTCGACCTTAAAGAACCCCTTCGCTTTTCCGGCACAGCCTATCTTCAAGATCTATGGGGATTCTGGCGGCGAACTGTATGTGGGTGAGGAGAAGATCACCATCCACAGCATCAAGGACTACGTGCTGCTCAACTGTGAAACGCACAACGCTTACAACGCTTCCGGCTTCTGCAATGAGACCATCCTTTCGGATGATTTCCCGGAACTGCCGGAGGGAAAGACACAAATCGCATGGACAGGCGGCATCACGGCGGTGGAGGTGACTCCACGCTGGTGGACGCTGTAAGAGGGAGGTGCAGCCAGTGATCCCATGTTTATATGCATCAACAGAGATGAAGTTCAATCATAACGGTATTGGAAAGCTGGCAGATGCACAGTCTTGTACCGTAACGGAAAAGAGAAACGGAAGCTATGAACTGAAGCTGGTCTGTCCGGCAGATGGCATCCATGCAGAGATGTTGGAGGAGGGGAATATCATCCTTGCCAAGCCATCCGATACCATGCAGTCTCAGCCGTTCCGCATCTACAAGATCACGACCCCTATTGATGGAAAGCTGGAAGTTCAGGCTCGGCACATTTCCTACCAGCTGAACTTCATCACAGTTTCCCCGTTCTCAGCGACTGGGTGTGCGGGAGCAATGCAGGGGCTGAAAAGCCACGCTGCTTCTGACTGCCCTTTCGATGTCTGGACGAATGTGGACTCCAGTGCAACTTTTACGCTGGGCGTTCCATCGTCCTTCCGAAACTGCCTTGGAGGTATGACCGGGTCAGTTCTGGATGTTTTTGGCGGTGAATTCGAGTGGGACCGGTATACGGTCAAGTTTCATAAGGCAAGAGGTGCTGACCATAACGTCCACATCATCTACGGCAAGAACCTGACGGATTTCAAGATGGAAAAATCCATCGAGAACACGATCACTGGTGTGCATCCGTACTGGGTGGACAATGAAACCCAGGCTGTTATGGAACTGCCGGAGAAGGTGGTGCTGCAAAGCAAACGGTCAATTCCTTACCAGAAGGTTACCGTGCTGGACTGTACCAGCAATTTTCAGGAAAAGCCGAGTGAAGCGGCACTCCGGGAATACGCACAGAACTATATCGACACCACGGACTTAACGGAGCCGGAAATCGACATCAAGATCGACTTTTTACAGCTCTGGAATACGCCGGGGTATGAGGACATCGTGGAAGCAGAGCGTGTCTCCCTTTGCGATACGGTCCATGTGTATATCTCAAAGCTGGGCATTGAGGTCAGTTCCAAAGTCACCGAAACCGAGTATGATGCGCTGCTGGAACGCTATAACAGCATTACGCTGTCGAACTCCACGGTCAGCAGCCGGAATTCTTCTTTGACTGGTTCGCTCAACAGCATCCGGAATACAGCAACGATTGCCTACGATACGGCAGTCCGTGCGGAGACAGCAGTGGGAGAGCAGGTCGGTGGAATCACGGCATCCATCATTTATGACGGTACGCTTTTTGCTGCGCTGTTTGGACTACATTATAAAAATGAGACGGACAGCAAGGGAAACACGACCCGTTATGCATTCAATGCGGCAACTTTGAAACAGTCCACGGTCGCATGGAAGAACAGCTCTGCCGGGCTGTTTGTATCCACGGATGGCGGTAAAACGTGGGGCTATGGCTGGGAGTCGGATGACACGGCAGTCAGGACGGCGATCCTGCTGGAACAAACCCTCAAGGAACTGGATGACCGCTACAAGAAAGCCACGGAGCTTTCCGAGGAGCTGCTGAAGGAACTGGATGAGCGGTACAAAACAGCGACCGCTATCTCTGCCGAACTTCAGAAAACACTCGATCAGCGGTACGAAACTGCCAAAAAGCTGTCCAAAGAGCTGTATGAGGAACTGGATAAGCGGTATGGCACCCTTACGGAAATCTCAGAAGATCTGCAAAAGGAGTTGGACGAGAGATACAGTGCGGCGAAGAAGCTGTCGGAAGAGGTCGAAAAAGAACTGGATGAAAAGTACCAGCCGAGTGTCCCGGTATCGGAAACCGCACCGGAAGCCCCGGCAGCAGATACGCTCTGGGTCGATAAGAAGAACCTGCAGTTAAAGCTCTGGGATGGAGAACAGTGGCAGACCATCGGCTATGAGCCGGAACAGCCAACGGAACCGACCACACCGACGGAACCGGAAAAGCCGGAGCCGGAGAACCCGGACACCGAAGGAAAAGATAATGGGGGCAAAGAAGAAACAGATGACAAGAAGACCGATCAGGAAGGAGGGAGTGCGTAATGATCACAAGCATTTATCAGGAAGTGGAACTGTCGCTGACGGAGAATCTGATCCCGGTGACAGTTCCGGTCAAGCAGTATGACAACAGGGCACGGAAAGTCAGATGTGTCCTGTATAACAACTCGGTTCAGTATTCTGTACCACAGGACTGCATCGTTGCCTGTTCCGGTACCAGACCGGACGGTACGATCTTTCACTACACCAGCGAAACAGCATCCGACCTTGTGTTTGTTGAAAATGGGGCGGTCGCCTTTACGATCACGACCTTCATGACCGCACAGGCCGGGCGGTTTCCGCTGGATGTTGTTATGCTCAGCACAGCGGGGGATGTCCTTGGTTCGTTTTCCCTCACATTGAAGGTGGAGCGGGCAGCCATCAACAACGGTAAGATCGCCACCTATACCTACGCGGGTGTGGTGGAAGCTATCCGCAAGGGACTGCTGGAAGTGTATATCACGGACGATGGCTATTTTGCCGTTGTGTCGGAGGACGGACTCGGCTTCAGTGACAAGTCGGAATCCAGCACAATCCAGAAATTCATCGAAAATCTTTTGAACTGTACGGTTACGGATGACGGTTATCTTGCTTTCACCACCGAGGATGGTCTGAAGCTCATCTTCTCGATGGATGGTGATGGACGATTGATCGTAGAATTTGCAAACGGCTGATAGAGCCGGGAAAGGGGAAAATATGTCGGAATATATCGGCAACCGAATCGTCCCTCGCCATGATGGTGTCTGGGACAAAGCAAAAGAATATGAACCTCTTACCATTGTGTATGAGGAATCCACAGGCGACAGCTATATGAGCCGGAAACCTGTGCCGGCCGGAACGCTTCTGTCACAGGAGAAATACTGGGCGATGTGTTCCCGGTTCTCGGAGCAGATGGCTCTGTACCGCCAGAATACGGCAGAAGAAGTGGAGCAATTCCGCAAGGATACTGCAGCAGATGTAGAACAGCTTCGTGCAGATACTGCATCAGATGTGGCAGCCCTGCGCAAGATGACCGCGCAGGATGTGGCGGATATCACCCAGAAGGTCGATGCCGCAAACAGTGCGGTTGCAGCCAGTAAGTCTGAGATGGATAAGACAGCAGAAACGCTGAAAGCCCAGATCAATGCCAATGTCAAGGCATCTACGGACAAAAATGCCAACTATGCACAGGAGCTGGTAGATGTTCGTGTGGATGATGAGGGAAAGACTTATCCCACAGCCGGTGACAATATCCGTGCGGTCGGCAGGGTGCGTTCCATGCAGAATATCATGAAGAACTGGGTGATCAAAAATGGTTACGCAAACCAGAACGGCAACCTTGTAGCTTCGGAAAGTTGGCGCGTGGCGCACATGGTCCCGGTCAGCGGTGATGCGATTCTGGTGGACGGTCAGTTCGGCTATATGAGCGGCCGGGATGACTATAACAACGTGGTCTGCTATGACATGGACCGTAAGTTCCTCGGTGGCTGTTTCCGGGCAGAGAGCGGCAAGGTCTATGACAACTATGTGATCACACTGCTTCCGAATACCCGTTTCATCTCTGTCACCACCAATGAAAAGCTGTTCTCGAAGCTCTCAGTGTACCTCTATGACAACATGCTCCCGATGAGATTGCTGTCAAATTATGCAACAGGCTGGCAGTGGATGAACGGCAGCGTGGATATCAGGTTCACGGGCAGCAAGGTGACAGTCACATTCCCGGAGGGAAAGAGTGTATATGTCTGCCGCCGTACAAATGGTATACAGTACGAGCAGACGAAACTGGTGGCGGAAAACAGTACCTCGTTTGACTTTGCAGTAGTGGGAAAATGGTGGGCGATCTACTATGATGGTGCGGAAGCATCCGCAAACGAGACGGGAGAAAAGACAGAAGTCCCTGTCATTAAGGTGGAAAATACAAGCGGCGATAGCTGGGGCGATCTATTCACAAAGGGCCGCTTTGTGTTTGCGGTCTTTTTTGACTGGAATGTGGTATACGTAGCTCCTTCGAGCAGCGGTACAGTCATCAATGGGATCGATTATGGCAATCCAGCCAAGATTGCGAATACTGCGATGACCTGGCACAAGTACCGTTCAGCAAAGATGTTCCTCGCTACAGGCCAGTTTGCGATCGATACGGTCAACCGCACCATTCAGGTCACGAAACGTATCCTGGCGGTTGTCGATAACGGTGCTTACTACTGGATCAGTGCTAGTGAGGAGCCGGTACCGATGTTGGATAGTACGGAAGCAGAAAAGCATCACATGCTGATCCTTGCCTATGACTCGTCCATAGATCAGATCAATCTTTACAACACTGCACAGTTCCGGGCATTGGGAGTAAACGGCTATTATATCGCTGCATGGTATGAAAACCATTTCTGGTATCCGCACATGAGCTCATCTTTCAGCATTGTACTGGATGGCACAACTTATAAGGCTGGTGAGCTTTTCGATGAAGAACGGCGTGATTCCTATATCGAAAAGAAGTATGAGGACCGCTTTCAGCAGCTCCGCACGGATCTTGCCGGTAAGGATTCCCGCCATATGTATCTGGCAAGCGGCGGTATTACCATTGACCAGGATGCCGGTACGATCCAGGTCAGTACCAAGTGTCTGGGTGTTCCGGATACGTTCCACTATGAGTGGATCATGGCAGGCGATCCGGTAGAGATGGCATTTAACACACCCAGCTCGACATTTGGTATGCCGATGCGCATCCTCGCTTATGATGCCGGTACGAAAACCATCAATCTGTACGACACCAGCCTGTTCCGAAAGCTGGGTACGAATGGTTTCTATATTGCATCCTGGTATCAGAGCAAGCTGTATAATCCGCACATTCACCCGGATGTGAAGTTCATTGTGGGCGGTAAGGAATACAAAGCGGGTGATCTCTTCGCAGATAACGCGGCATCTTTCATCCCGAAGCGTATCACGGATTATGTGCAGAAAGCCATTACTCCGGCTGTAGAGGATGACATCGTGACCCCGTCCCACTGGGACTGCATGGAGGGACGCCAGCTTTCCATCTTCTTTGACTGTCTTTCCCGCCACGATGGCAAGGAAAATCTGTATGTGCTCGCCAGAGGCACGAATGCACCGAGCCTGACCCGGAACGAGTACTGCATGAACTACACGCCGACGAAGGACAGTACGGATTTTGCACTGACCGTCCGCCGTCTGGATGAAGATGACTGCCATACGGTATCGTCCAAACCTGTCCAGGTCAGGGTCCACCATAAGCTGAAGGACAAGCTCACGAAGAATATCTGCATCTGTGGAGACTCTCTCGTGGACAATGGTTCTGTGGCAACGGAAGTGTACCGTCTGCTGGCAGAGGATAATGACTGCGTGATCCACCAGCTGGGAACGAGAGGACCGTCTGGCGGCAAGCACGAAGGACGCGGCAGCTGGACCTTTGCCCGGTATCTGGCAGATACGGATTACGCCGGCAAAACGAATGCGTTCTGGGACAAGATCAAAGGCCGTCTGGATTTCCAGAAATACTGCGAGACCAACGGCTATGAGGGCATCGATTACTTCCTGATCGCACTTGGCACCAATGATGTGTCACAGGGCACTACACTGTACCGCACGGAAGCTGAGGTGCAGAAGTTCGTGGATCAGGCAAAGCAGTTTATTGATGCTCTGCTGGATAAGGAGACGGGCTTCCCGAACTGCAAGATCGGTATCGGCCTTTGCGGACCCGGTTCGGATTATTCTTATCAGTGCGGTTCCAGCATGGGTATCTTCCATATGAGCATCAACACGCTGAACCTTGCGCTGATCAAGGCATTCGATGCCGGCAAGTACCGCAAAAACGTGACCTGTTTTGCCCACGGTCTTCGCACGGACCGCCGTCTGGCATTTCCGTATTCGGACAAGCCGGTGACGAACCGGTTCACGGAAACCAGCCGGACGCTGACTAACAGTATCCATCCTTCCGCAAGGGGCTATCAGGCATGGGCAGACGGATATTACTGCCAGATCCGTGCGTGGCTGACGGAGGACAGCAAATAAATTTCCACCGTCCCTGACAGACATACCTCCCAAATGGCTGTGAAACGGTGTTCATTATAGAAGGAGTATACACAAGGCGGCATCGACCGTCTATTTTTATGCCCAAATGGGCAGGAAAGGACAAGATTATGCAGAATGTGATCGACAAGATTGAATGGATGTTCGCAGGTCTGGGTGGTTTCCTGGGCTGGTTCTTTGGCGGGTTTGACGGCTTTTTGTATGCACTGGTGGTGTTCGTGGTCTGTGACTACTTCACCGGGGTGCTGGCGGCAGCCATCAAGCATGAGCTTTCTTCTGAAGTTGGCTTTAAGGGCATCGCCAAAAAGGTGTGCATCTTTGTGCTGGTTGGGATCGCCAACATCATTGACACACAGATCCTCCAGAATGGAGCCGCCATCCGTACAGCGGTGGTGTTTTTCTATTTGGCGAATGAAGGCCTGAGCTGCCTCGAAAACGCAGCCGTTATCGGTCTTCCGGTGCCGGAGAAGCTCAAGGAGATGCTGGCACAGCTGAAGGAAGAAAGAGAGGATAAGGACGAGTAATCAATAGGGAGAGGTGTAACGGCCTCTCCCTCAAATTTTAGGAGGAATGAACCATGAGTAAGAAAGAGTATCCCGCAAAACTGACGACCGGTTATTACCGTGTGCGAGAAGTCTGGGAAGATGAGGCATCCCAGTTTGGCGCGTACCGTCTGCTGGCGAATGCAAAAGCCAAGTGCGATGAGAACCCCGGCAGCCGAGTGTTCGACAATGACGGCAACGTGATCTATCCGGAAGAGGCTGTCCCAGATACCGGCGCAGATGAGAGTGAGGAGAAAGCAGTCGTGGACGATATCCCGGAAGATAAGCCGGAAACCACAACCCCTGTGGAAGATACCCCGGCGGAGAAAGAAGCTGAAGACGAAGTGGATGAGAACGAGTTCCCGACTGCGGAGGAGCTTCCGGCCACCATTGCCTACGGCAAGCTCAAGACCCTCATGAACATCCGCAAGAAGCCGAGTCTGGATGCGGAGGTCGTAGCGGTCTACAAGAAGAATGCCCTTGTGGAAGTGGTGCAGTTCTGTGATGGCTGGCTGAAGATCAAATGTGCCGAAGCAGAGGCCGGTGTCGCATATGTCCTGAACAGTGCGGACACCTATGCGTTCACAGCTGGCAGGATCTATACCGTTGTTCCCGGTGATAATCTCTGGAAAATCGCAGATAAGGAACTGGGAAGCGGCAGCCGCTGTGCAGATATCCGTGTGCTGAATGGCCTGACTTCCAATGCCATCCGGGTCGGCATGAAACTGCTGATCCCGTAACAACAGAATAACCACAGCACGAGGTTCAGAGTGATCTGGGCCTCAATTTTTTTAGCAGGAGGAAATCATTATGGGATATACCAATAGTCCACTCGTTGTTTACACCAAACTTTCCCCGAACCATTCAGGGCAGAGGACACACAGCATCGACCGTATCACACCGCATTGTGTGGTCGGTCAGCTTTCTGCGGAGAGCATCTGCGGCTGCTTCACCAGCACGAGTCGTCAGGCAAGCTGCAACTACGGCATCGGCACAGACGGCCGTGTGTCGTTTTGTGTCGAAGAAAAGAACCGCAGCTGGTGTTCGTCGAGCAATGCCAATGACCAGAGGGCGGTCACCATCGAATGCGCCAGCGACATGAATGAGCCGTATGCCATGAACAGTGCCGTATATGACTCTCTGGTCAAGCTCTGCATTGATATCTGCAAGCGTAACGGGAAGAAGAAGCTCCTGTGGCTGGGTGATAAAAATAAGACACTCAACTATGCTCCGGCGGCAGATGAAATGGTGCTGACCGTTCACCGCTGGTTTGCGAATAAAAGCTGCCCTGGAAACTGGCTGTATGCCCGCCTGGGTGATCTGGCCGCAAGGGTAACTGCAGCACTGGGCGGTTCATCCTCATCCGGCATGCAGGCTTCTTCGCTGAAAAATCTCTCGGAAGCAGAGGCAGTGGCAAAGATCGGTCCGCTGTTTACTGCGAACCAGAAAACCACGGGCATCCTTGCCTGCGTGTCGATGGCACAGTTCATTCTGGAATCCGGCTACGGTAAATCTGAGCTGGCACAGAATGCCAATAACTGCTTCGGCATGAAGACCTCGCTTTCCGGGAACAGCTGGAGCGGCAGCAGTTGGGATGGCAAGTCTGTCTATCCCAAGAAAACGCAGGAGCAGAACACCGATGGCAGCTATGTGACGATCACTGCTGACTTCCGCAAGTACGCCTGTGTGGAAGACTCCATTGCCGACCATGCAGCATATCTGCTCGGAGCGATGAGTGGCAGCAGGAAACGCTATGAGGGTCTGGCAGGCTGTACCGATTACAAGAAAGCGGCACAGATCATCAAGGATGGTGGTTATGCTACCAGCCACACCTATGTTCAGAACCTTTGCAATATCATCGAGCGTTGGAACCTGACGCAGTATGATGCGGTAAAGGATTCTGAAAGCACCACTATTTCCGGCTGGTACCGTGTCCGTAAGAGCTGGCAGAATGCCGCTTCCCAGAAAGGTGCGTTCCACGACCTCACCTATGCAAAACAGTGTGCAGATAAGAATCCGGGCTATTATGTTTTTGACCCGGCGGGTAAGACCGTCTACCCGGAACCGGAGTCTTCAGTCCCGTATACTGTGCGTGTATCCATTAAAGACCTCAACATCCGCAAGGGACCGGGCACGAATTACGGTAAGACCGGTTATTACACCGGGAAAGGCGTGTTTACTATCGTGGCAGAATCTGCCGGTGCTGGTTCTGCGAAGGGCTGGGGCAAGCTGAAATCCGGTGCAGGGTGGATCGCACTTGACTTTGCGGCCCGTATCTAAAAACACTCCCCGTCCTTACCGGGCGGGGCGTACATATCGTGCAGATAAGACAATAATCTCCCAGATTATTCTCCGTCTTTCTGCGCCGAAATTACTTGATAATATCACGAAACAGAGGGAATATGTGACTGCCCAAAGAGAAGAAAACGGGCAGGAAAGGAGCGAAAACTATGAGTACTGGTACGGATTTCCTTGCAAATCTGCAGAAAAAGACTGTGAAGAATACAGTACAGCAGAAACAGCAGAAGAGAGTAAATGCATCTGCTGTGGATGTCTCGGCTTTACTGGAAGCCGCTCTTGGGAAAAAGAAACCTGTGGAAGCTGTGGCAGATGTCCGTCAAAGTGCGGAGGCTGTCACAGCTTCTTTTTTACCACCGACTGACACGCACCAGGGCAAGTCTACTCAACAAAAACCAAAAAACGCATCAGATAAAAAACAGACACCCCAAAAATCAAAAGACATCGTGGATGCCGGTATCACAGCTCTTATCCAGAAGGCTCTGGATGCCAAAAAGGTCATGGCAGAGCCTGACATTGCAGAACGGCTGCAGAGCAGTATGGAGAGTGAGTTTACGAAGCTCTTCACACCGGAAGAACCGCAGGATAACAAGTTCGTTTCGACGGCGACCTTCCGGGCTACCAAAAAGAAAGCCGGAACCCTTAATGTGGCAGCTTACATCCGCGTTTCTACGGACATGAGCGACCAGGAGAACTCCTATGAAACGCAGGAAAAATACTTTAACCAGCTGATTGAAAATAATCCGGCATGGAATGCAGTCGGTGTGTACTCCGATTACGGCATCTCCGGCACTTCCAAGGAAAAGAGAACCGGATTCCGCCGACTGATGCGTCATTGTAAGGACGGGAAGATCGACCGCATTGTGTGCAAGTCCATATCACGATTTGCCCGAAACACGGCTGACTTTATGAGTGCACTGGATGTCCTGCATGACTGCGGGGTAACGATTCTGTTCGAGAAAGAAAATCTGGATACGGCAGACCCGACCAGCGACTTCATCCTTACGACACTGGCAGCCATTGCACAGGAAGAAAGCCGCAGCATTTCCAGTAACATCCGGCTGGGGCAGAAGATGCGCTTTCCGAAGGGGGATGTTCCAAACAAGATCATGTACGGATACCGCTACAATGGGAAGATGGTTACCTCCGAGAGCGGATATGAGTATAAAGATATTGAGATCGTTGAGGAAGAAGCCAGGGTCGTCCGGCGCATTTTCCATGAAGTCGTGGAAGGGAAAGCCTATACGGAGATTGCAAGGGGACTGAACATGGACAAGATTCCGGCTCCTGTCACCGACGCAGTGAGAGTAAGAAAGAAAAAATCCAAGAAAGGGCAGTTAAACAGTGATCTGTTGGATGGATGGACAGGCGGGAATATCACGCGGATCGTCCGTGCCGAGCGGTACATGGGTGCAGTCCTTATCCAGAAGAAGTTCACATCGGATTACCTGACACATGAAGTCCGGGACAACAAAGGCGAAGTTCCTCAGTATTTTGTCCGGAACCATCATCCGGCAATCGTTGACGAGGACCTGTTTGAAAAGGCACAGGAAGTTGTAAAAGTAAACAGCGATTTATATAACAGGACAAGATCCGGCAAGAAGCCGAGAGCGTTTTCCCAAAGACTAATCTGCGGGGAGTGCGGCCGCTTTTTCCATGTGACAAACGGAAATGGGAACTATCCCATCTGGCGGTGCCCGACGAGCAGCCGGACGACAGGAAAACGTATCTGCCATGCAGAAAAAGTATACGAGGAACAGGTTGTCCGAGCCTTCCGTAAAGCAGTTCTGGAGCGGTTCCGGCTGACGCTTAAGCCCATCCATGACAACGTGGCTGTGGCAGACATCATGAGCGGCCGGTTCAAAGAGCAGTATGACAACTTCACCCCGGAAGCAGATTCTTTTGTAAGCCAGATGCTTGCACGGCTGGAGAGCATTCAGAAGCTGGATTTTATGGAACGCGACCGTGCTTTTTATAAAAAGCAGATAGCGGCCGCACACACCAGTGTGGAAAGCACCAGTAAGAAGATCCGGCTCCTGAAAAGTCAGGTGGATGTGATGCAGACCCGTCTGGAACTTCTCGGTGACGAGATGATTGACCCTGCTTCTATTGAGGAGAAGAAAAAGCTCATTGAGAAACTGGAGTGTGATATTCAGAAGGACACGGACACTGAGCAGAAACTGACCGAACAGCTCGACTATATGGAAGACTACTGGGAAGAACTGGAGGGCGACTATGAACGAAGGGAAAAGGCAATCGAGTGGATGAAGAACCTCCCGGCGGGGCGGGATGGTACGGTGGCCTTTCTGAATGAAGTGACCGAAGAACACTGCAAGGCATTCCTCCTCTCCATCACGATTCATTCACCGCTGAAGTTTACGGTACACTGGTTCGATGACACCAAGACCGAGGTAGAGATGGATTCCAATATCGAAGATTACCGCAATACCGCAAGCTATTATGACGGGCATACGAAGCGCGACGGCAGCCAGCGGAAGAGGCATGTAAGATAAGACCAGTTGCAAGGCTGGAAGAAAGGAGCAGATTATGACAAGACAAAAAGTGGATGTGATCCCCGCCAGTGTGCGCTCGGTACAGAACGGCGGGCAGCTGAAAAGCCAGACCAACATCCGTGTGGCGGCTTACTGCCGTGTTTCCACCGGCGATGAGAGTCAGCAGACTTCCTACACGACACAGAAAGCATTCTACAAAGACCTCATCACCCGGAAGCCCGGCTGGATCTTTGCCGGCATCTACGCGGATGAAGCAAAATCTGGTACCAACCGGGAACATCGAGAAGAATTCAACCGCATGATAAAAGATGCGATGAATGGAAAGCTGGACTACATCGTTACAAAGTCCATTTCCCGATTCGCACGAAACACCATTGACTCCCTGACCTGTACCCGTGAGCTTCGGCAGCTGAAGCCGCCAGTGGGTATCTATTTCGAGAAAGAAAACATCGACACGCTGGACGCCAAAGGTGAGCTGATCCTGACGATCCTTTCTGCACTGGCACAGGATGAGAGCCGTTCCATTTCCGATAACATCCGATGGAGCATCCAGAAGAAGTTCCAGTCTGGTGTCCCGCATATCAATCTGAAACGGATGCTGGGATATGAGCTTGGGGAAAATAAGCAGTGGGTCATCGTGCCGGAGCAGGCAGAGATCATCCGCTACATTTTTGACCGTTTCGTGAAAGGCCAGACGGCGAATAAGATCGCTCAGGAGCTGAACCAGATGGAAAAATTCACGGTCAACGGGAAGAAGTGGAGTGCCAGCTCGATCCTGATCGTCCTGCGGAATGAGAAGTATGTGGGCGACATCGAGATGCAGAAGACCATTACCAAAGACTTCCTTACCCACCGTTCCAGCATCAACAAGGGCGAAGCACCCCGGTACTATGTGAAGAACCATCATGTGGGCATCATCGACCGCGTGACTTGGGATAAAGTGCAGACCATGCTGTTCGAGAAGCCGAGGGCAGATATGACGAAAGGCCCCGGCAAGAAAAAGGTAAAGAGCATTAAGGGTTCTCCGTTTGGAAACCTGCGCTGTGGTGCGATCCTGGAGAATGGGCCGGATACCGGAAAGCCCTGCGGGGAGGGATTCTTCCGTACAACCTACACGGGTGTGGCAAATGGTTACAGCGATGAGCGGAGTCTTAAGGCGACTGGTGAGGATACCGGAGAGTATCTGGAAAAATACACCTATTCGTATCCCGTTTGGCGGTGCAAGCGTAAGGTCGGGGAGCGGGACGGTGAGCCGCCGAAGAACGGTTCTCCCGACCAGAAGGCGTATTGCCGGAGCAAGAAAGGCTGCATGTCGGATGAGGAAAAGGAAGCGGCAAACAAGCGCTGCCCCTCAGAACGCTACCATGAGTGTGCGCTGGAGCAGAGTTTCATGGAACTGCTCTACAGCATGAAGCGTGACTTTGAACAGCACGGTGATGCCTCCATGATCGTGACGATGTTTGACAACGCCTATGAGCAGGCTGTCCGGCTGGCGAATAACAACAGCATCTCGGTGCAGAGGATGGCAACGGTGGAAAATCAGATCAAGGAGATGGAAGAACGCCTGCAGGATGCCATCAGCCATCAGGTGGCGGCGCTTCGGGAAGCTGCACTGGAACAGAACGTGGAACTGAATGAAGCCCTTTCCAACGGGGAAGTGACCATTGACGACATCGACCTGGACATCCGGAGCGGACTGACACCGGGAAGCATCGGAGTGAGCTTCTATGGGACGGAAACGGAGGAAGGCTCGGAAGCCCAGATTTATACAGAACTTGTGAACGACCTGCAGGAACGGCTGAAAACACTCCAACAGGAACGGCAGACGATCGAGGAGGAACAGGGTGTACTGGCGATCATGAAAAAGAACTTTGAATACTTCCTTGCCTGCCTGAAAGAACTGCCGGATACCAATGCAGGCGGAATGCCGCTGAGAGTCAACGGTCTGGATGTACAGGGAACCCTGCTTCGGGATGTGGACGGAAATGCCATCGAAGGCCGGAAACGTGCCATCACCAGCGGAAAGCTCAAGCTGACTCCTGAGCGGATCGCAGAAGCACCAGATATGCTTCACTTTGAAAAAGGCATCTACTGTGCTTTTGTTGAGAGCGGGGTACTGCAGGGGGATGTGGCAACCTATAAGACAAACTTCGGTGTGACACTGACCTCAAAAGGCAACCGCAGAACGCTCGACAGCTTCATGGGTTATAAGCGGAGTGACATGGACGGTAATGTGGTCTATGTGGATGCTCCTTATAAGGTGTACGGATTCAGCATTCAGTACCGCAGATACCTGACAACTGCAGCGAAGCGCGAGAGGGAAGAAGCGGTGTGATGGAAGGAGACAGGACCCTGCCGGGTGTGGCTTTTGTGGCTGCATCTGGCAGGGCTTTTTTTGTTTAATGTTTTATTGTGCTGCTATTTTGCCTTTTTTTGTCTGGCCTTTTTTACCCGTAAGGATTGCTATGTGCAGAATCCTGTTATATGTTGTGGGTGGCGAGAAATACACATACGACAGAAAATACACATAGCGAGGAGTGTTTGGAATGAAAGATGTAGCTGGGATGCTGGCAGAGAAATATGGTGCAACAGCTGATGAAATTGTGGCGGCCGGTGCTATGAAATTATATCTCCAGAGCATGGAGCCGGCAGAGGCACTGAGAAAGGTGAGGGCTGTGTATGAGCCAAAAGTGATCCGGCTTGACAGTGGCGAAGGCGTGCCGGTACAAAGCAATATTGATGGTGCAAAGTACGCTGCGTTCATCGATGAGTCCTTGGCGTTTGCGGATCAGAAGATGAGAGAGCGTGGGGATGCACTGGCAGAAATGGTTATGGAAAAGTTGAAAGCCGTGGAAGGAAGGTGCCTGATCGAGTGTGCCAGCGTGGAGTTCATAAGTTTTATCGAGGATGCTTATCGGTGCCTGAAAAGCCGGTGAAAATTACTGGAAAGTTCACAGAAGACCGCTTGATAAACGGATGGCTTTATGGTAACATGAAAATACAATAGGGGTATTGTATACTCCGATTGATAACACTTTGAGGAGGTGGCACCGATGGCCGAAACACTGGAGGAACGAAAGAAAAGGCATCATCAAGAAGACCTTCAACGTTTACGAGGTTTTAGACCGATTGATGATACTTTCATGCGTTGCCTTTTTAGAAACAACGTGCCATTAGCGGAAATGGTGCTGCGCATTATAACAGGGAAGACCGATTTACAGCTGGTTTCTTGTGAAACTCAGGCTGATTTAAAACGCGTGACAGGTGCAAAATCTATTCTTTTGGACGCTTATGGTACAGATTCAATGGGAAAAAAGTACGACATTGAAGTTCAAAGAGCGGATATCGGAGCAGATCCACACCGTGCCAGATATCATTCCAGCATGATGGATATTGAAAATCTTGATGCAGGAGAGGATTTCAGCAGTCTGCCAGATACTTATGTGATCTTTATAACAGAAAACGATTATTTTGGAGAAAACCAGCCATTATATCCTATACAGAATATAATTACCACAACTGGAAAGCCATTTAATGATGGAACGCATATCATATATGTGAACGGCGAGTATCGTGGGGATTCTGATGTTGGAAAATTGATGCATGATTTTAACTGTACGCAGGCTAATGATATGATTTTCCCGTTAATGGCAGAGAAGACCAGGTATCTTAAAGAAAACCCGAAAGGAGTGAGCGAAGTGTGCAAGCAGATGGAAGATTTAAGAAATGAGAGTATTCTTGAGGGCATCGACATTGGCGACCTTAGAACGACAGTAAAGTATTAT